GCCGCAGCACGTTCACCAAGTGACCAACGAGCAACGGCAAAACAGGCCGCAGCCCAAGGTCATTCCGGCAGACGACGGCGCTGACGTTGAGGTGGCCGCGATCTTCAACGGCATGATCCGGCACATTGAGTACATGTCGGACGCGGATGTCGCCTACGACACGGCCTGCGAGAACCAAGTGTCCTACGGTGAGGGCTACGCCCGCATCTTGACCGAGTATTGCGACGACAACACGTTCAATCAAGACATCAAGATTGGGCGCATTCGCAACAGCTTCTCGGTCTACATGGATCCGCTGATCCAAGACCCGTGCGGCTCAGACGCCAACTGGTGCTTCATCACCGAGGACATTCCCCTCGACGAGTACGAGCGCCAGTACCCAGACGCCGCGCCTCTGTCAACGATGCAGACACTGGGCGTGGGCGACCAGGGGCTCAGTCAGTGGATGAACGAGAACACGGTGCGGATTGCCGAGTATTTCTACGTTGACTACGAAAAGCAAACGCTAAACCTGTACCCCGGCAACCAGACCGCGTTTGCGGGCACGCCCGAAGACAAGATGCTCAAAGGCATGTTCGGCAAGCCAGTCAAGACCCGCAAGGCTGACCGCAAGAAGGTCAAGTGGCTCAAGATCAACGGCTACGAGATTCTGGAAAAGTCCGACTGGGCAGGCGCACACATCCCCGTGATCCGCTGCGTGGGCAACGAGTTTGAAGTTGAGGGCCGCTTGTACGTCAGCGGCATCGTGCGTAACGCCAAGGACCCGCAGCGCATGTACAACTACTGGGTCAGCCAAGAAGCCGAGATGCTGGCGCTGGCCCCCAAGGCTCCGTTCATCGGCTACGGCGGTCAGTTTGAGGGCTACGAGACCCAGTGGAAAACGGCCAACACGACCAACTGGCCGTATTTGGAGGTCAATCCAGACGTTACAGACGGCGCAGGCAACACGCTGCCACTACCCCAGCGGGCACAGCCGCCGATGGCGTCCAGCGGTCTGCTGCAGGCCAAGGCTGGCGCGTCTGACGACATCAAAGCGTCCACCGGCCAGTACAACGCTGCGCTGGGCATGACATCGAACGAGCGCAGCGGCAGGGCCATCTTAGCGCGGCAAAAAGAGTCGGACACCGGCACGTACCACTACGTGGACAACTACGCCCGGTTCATCCGCTACATCGGGCGGCAACTGATTGACTTGATTCCCAAAATCTACGACACCGAGCGCATCGCCCGGATCGTCGGCGAGGACGGCGAGTCTAAGATGATCAAGATCAACCCCATGCAGCCCGAGCCGGTCAAAAAGATCAGGAACGAGCAGGGCATCGTCATCGAGAAAATCTACAACCCTGGCGTCGGCAAGTACGATGTCATGGTCATCACCGGCCCAGGCTTTGCTACTAAGCGCCAAGAGTCGCTGGAAGCAATGGCCCAGTTGCTGCAAGGCAACCCTGACCTGTGGAAAGTTGCTGGCGACCTGTTCATCAAGAACATGGACTGGCCGGGTGCCCAGGAGATGTCTCAGCGGTTTGCCAAGGTCATTGACCCATCCATCTTGGGTGACGACGAGGACAATCCGGCTCTGGCTGCGGCCAAGCAGCAGATGGAGGCCATGAACCAAGAGATGCAGCAGATGTCTGCGATGCTCCAGAACGTGCAGCAGTCTATGGAGGCGCAAGACCAGCGCCGCGCTGACTACGAGGCGCAGATCAAGGCGTTTGAGGCCGAGACTAAGCGCATCAGCGCCGTGCAGGCGGGCATGACCGAGCAGCAGATTCAAGACATCGCTATGGGTGTGGTTGCAGCGGCAATGGAGAGCAACGACATGATCTCGCAGATGCCAATGGAGCAGCCCCCGATGATGCCACCTGAAGGAGCCATGCAATGAGCACCGCCGCCGACTTTATGGGCACTTTGTTTTTGGCCCGAGATGTGGCCCACTCGGTGCATCTGAACACGCGCAGCTACTCCAAGCACCAAGCGCTCAACATCTTCTATGATCGCATCATTGGCGCGGCTGACGACTTTGCCGAGACGTACCAGGGTCGTCACGGGCTGATCGGCCCCATCACCTTGCACTCGGCCAAGAAGACGACCAACATCACCGAGTTCCTTGAGGCATCGCTGGCCGAGGTCGAGGAGATGCGCTACAAGGTGGCGAAAAAAGAAGACTCTACGTTGCAGCAGTTGATCGATAATATCGTTGAGATATATCTGCGGACAATTTACAAATTGAAATTCCTGGCATAAGGACACATCATGGAACTCCTCAACCCAATGAGCCAAGCGGATTTCCCCGCTTACTCCGCAACTGCCGGTGCCTCTGCGGGCAACACGACTGCATGGGGCGCTGGCCCCCAAGGTGTAATGGTGTGGTCTGAAGTGCCATGCTACGTTCAGGTGGGCGTTGGGGCCGTGGCAACCAGCGCCAGCACCCCGATTCCGTCCTTCACACCCATTCCGTTTGTGGTGCCCCTGAACACCAGCGGCGCTCCTTGGCGCGTCAGCGTGATCCGGATCGGCAGCACGGACGGCACTGCTTACGCCAAACCGATCAACAAGCAATGAGCTTCGGTGTAGCCTTCCGCAACGCCGTCGGCCTTGGGCTGGGCGGCATCATCTCGCTGTTTGGCGGGCGTGGTAGCGAGCAGGCTCAGAGCAACCTTCTTACCGAGTCTTCCAACAACCTCGTTCAAGAGGACGGCGGCTTGATTTTGCTGGAGTGATGCATGTCAGTTTTTCTCTCCCCCGTGGGCGGCGTTGCGGCCCAGTTCTTTGACAACAGCGGCAATGTGTTGACTGGTGGCAAGCTGTATGCGTATGCCGCAGGCACCACCACACCGCAGCCTACCTACACGACATCGACCGGCAACGTAAACCACCCACACCCCATTGTGCTTAACGCTGCTGGCCGGGTGCCCAACAGCGGCGAGATTTGGCTGGATGCTGTGCGGTACAAGTTTGTGCTGGAAACCAGCGCCAACGTGTTGATTGCCACCTACGACAATGTTTCGGGGGCCGGTGCGGTCATTGTGCAGAACTACACGGGCAACGGCGCAACGGTTGCTTACGCTGTCACTGGCAACGTCACGGATGTGTACATCAATGGTGTGTACCAAAACCAAAACACATACACGGTTGCAGGCGGCATTTTGACGTTTAGCCAAGCACCACCGTTTACGTCCATCATTGAAATACAGACGAACTAAGGACTCATCATGGCCGATACCAAAATCTCAGCACTCCCAGCGTCAACGACTCCGCTTGCTGGCACCGAGGTGTTGCCGATTGTTCAATCTAGCACAACCAGACAAGTCAGCGTTGCAAACTTGACTGCTGGCCGAGCCATTAGCGCAACTCAACTGACTTTGACCACAGGCAACTTGATTGTTGCCAGCGGTCAAGGCATTGACTTTTCTGCCACGCCAAGCACAGGTACAAGCGAGTTGTTGGCTGACTATGAAGAAGGCGATTGGACTCCGGCCCAAGGTGCAGGTTTAATTGTGGTGGGCACTTTTAGTTCTGTTGGACGTTATACCAAAATTGGTCGATTAGTCACAGTGCATTTTTCAGTATCTGGGTCAACCAGTGTGGCGGCTGCTGTTGGAGATTTTATTACAAATAACTTACCTTTTACAGTTGCCGGTGTAAAACCTGCTGGTGCGGCTGTAAACCAAGCTCCAAACGCTTCTGCTGTTGTTCTAGCTTCAGGAACAGGTGTTTTTCCGGCACAAGCTATTGCAGCATCCGACACAATATTTGTCACAATAACATATCAAGTTTAAAGGGTAAATATGTCACTGACTAAAGTTTCATATTCGATGATTGACGCTGCGCCAGTTAATGTCAAAGATTACGGCTTTTCTGAAACAGCAAGCGCAGCCACCAACACGGCAGCAATTACTGCTGCGGCTGCGGCTATTAACGCTGCTGGCAGTGGAACGCTCGTTTTTCCGGAAGGAAATTTTAATATTTGGGGAACTCTACCCACTGTTCCATTAGCCGCATTTACTTCTTGCAATGGGCTATCAATCGTCAATCAAGGTTGCGTTTTAAATGTTACTTATGCATGGACAGGAAATGAATTTGAAACATTGTTTCAGTTTAATTCATGCAAAAACTTGCACATTGATGTTCCAGAAATAATTTCTGCTGTTCAGCCAGCCATGCAGAGACAGCTACGTGGCCCTTTTGTTTTAGAATTTCTAACTACTTGTGAAAACATTGACATTCCAAAGATTAAAGCAACGGGCGCTCTTTCCGTAATTCAATTTACAGGATTAAGCACCGATTCAGCGGCTACCAGAACAAAAAATATCAACATTGGTGTAGGTTACGCAGACCGATGTGGTTATGGCACAACCTATCAATTCAGCGGAGATAATGTATTTATAGGCGCGTGGTATTCTATTGGCCCCCACAGAAGTTACATTTCATATGGGGTAAAAAACCATGTGGTTAATATTTATTCGCAAGACCAAGACGCTGATGACTGTTTGTTGCGCGGTTTTGAAGGTCGAGGCTTAAACAACATCCAGATTAACTACACAAACGTAAATACAACTTCCGCGCAGTCTGCTGCGCCATGTGTGTCTTTAGCTCCGGGGGATCAAACACCCGTTGAGTTTTTTAACATTAACATTAATATCCGCGCATCGTGGCCAGCAAGCGGATTTATGGGTTATGGTTTTCACTTGTATAAGAACGACAATAGTGGCGGTTACGATCCCACTGATCGTGGGCACAAGTTCAAAAACATTAAGTTGAATTGCACGTTTGTAATAGCCGCATCAGGCATTGTTCCTTTGCGTGTTTGCGCTGAAACAGGATGGGGTGCGGGCGAATTTATTGACGGATTCCAAATTCAAAGCTACACGCAAGACGGTGCTGGAAGCTCCACAATTGGTTGTGGGTCAATGCACAGCCCTCCGCAAATCAATAACGTTGCATCAGATGGCGCGTTTTACGCCCTTGCAGCTCCGTCTTATGCTGCTGCACAGTTTAACAACTGTAAAGCGACTGTGTTTACATCGGCAACCAACGACACTGGTTATGCACAATATTTTAATTGTGAAATTACTGATGACAGCATTCAATCTATTATTAACAAAACATTTCAAAACACAATTGTTGAGGGTCGTTTGGTAACGGAGTTTCCAAAATACGGGACAAATTTTCTTGCCTCGTCTAATGCACTATCTGGAAATCTTACGGGCACGAATAACATATTTCGTGTTACTCTTGGTTCTGGTGGCGCTTATTTTCGCTTGTCTTATTCTTTGGTTGCAGATGCCAGTGATCTAGACCCTGCAACGCGAGATGTGACTTTTGGTGTGAAATCATGGAATGCCACAATCGGGTCAACTGGCGTGGCAAACATTGTTACTGCGGTAGCAAACGAAGTTTCTGAGCGCAGCACTGGCACAGCATCGGCTGTTACGGTGACAATGGTCAATGACGCAGCGGGGGCAGCGTATGTTGCGGTGGCCTGCACTAACTACAACACATCAGTAGCTAGAGGCGCGTTTGTGCTTGAGGTGATTCCTGAAACAGGAATAGATACTTTTCTGCTGCGAGAAATTCAGCCGGTTTGATTCATCTTCGCCACACGCCTTTTTAGTGCTTAACCTAAAAACTGTACTGGCCCGGTAGACCAGATTCTTGGTTTTGATTGGAAATCAAAATGGCTTTAGAAAAAATTGAAGTTGTCGATCTTATTGAAGCTCTTGAAAACGGCACTGTGCAAGTTCGCACCAAGACCGCCATCATGGAAGACGGCGTTGAAATCAGCAGCAAGTTCCACCGCCACGTTGTTGTCCCAGGCGCTGACTACAGCGGCGAGGACACCCGCGTTCAAGGCATCTGCGCGGCCCTGCACACCGCCCAAGCCATTGCGGCGTACAAAGCTGCACAAGTAAAAGAATCTGTCGCATAATCGCGGCACAAACTGTATCGGCCCAGTAGACCGAGGTTCCTTTGGAACGTGAAATGAATGAAGAAAACTTAGCGGTAGTTGACACCGCGCCAGCAGCCGAGGTGACGGCCACCACGGACACTGCACAGAACGCGCCGGAAGTAGCTGAGAGTCAAGTTGAAACGCCCGAGGAAAAGAAATTCTCCCAGGCCGAAATCGACGCGATGATCAGTAAGCGCCTTGCTAGGGAGCAGCGCAAATGGGAACGTGAGCAGCAAGCTAGAACCGCCCAACCCGTGGTTAGGACGGAAGTCCCGCCTATCGAGAATTTTGAGTCTGCTGATGCCTACGCGGAAGCGCTGGCTGTCAGAAAAGCCGAAGAAATGATCGCGCAGCGTGACTACCAGAAACAGCAATCTGCGGTTAACGAGGCTTATCACGACCGTGAGGAAGAAGCTAGGGCCAAGTATGACGACTTTGAACAAGTCGCCTACAACCCACAGCTTCGAGTCACTGACGCGATGGCCGAGACAATCAAGGCATCTGATGTGGGGCCGGACCTAGCCTATTGGCTGGGCAGCAACCCGAAGGAAGCTGATCGCATTTCCCGCTTGTCACCTCTCATGCAGGCCCGAGAGATTGGAAAGATTGAGGCCAAGATTGGCTCCAATCCTACCGTGAAACCAACTACGTCTGCGCCTGCGCCAATCACACCTGTGACGGCACGAACCAGCGGCAACCCGTCTTACGACACGACTGACCCTCGCTCTGTGAAGGCCATGAGTACGTCGGAATGGATTGAAGCTGAACGTGCTAGGCAGATGAAGAAGCTGCAAGCACAACTTAACCGCTAAATTTTTAAAGGACTCGCATCATGGCGAATAGCATTCTTACCATTGACATGATCACACGGAAAGCTCTGGAAATTCTGGAGAACAACCTTGTGATCACCCGTAACGTGAACCGTCAGTACGACGACAGCTTTGCTGTTGAAGGTGCCAAGATTGGTTCTACCCTGCGTATCCGTTTGCCCGACCGCGCTCTGGTGACTGACGGTGCCGCCCTGCAAGTTCAGGACGACAACGAGCAGTTCACCACTCTGACTGTCTCCAGCCAGAAGCACATCGGCGTGAACTTCACTTCCGCTGAGTTGACCATGCAGTTGGACGACTTCGCAGAGCGTGTGCTCAAGCCACGTATCAGCCAGTTGGCCTCCAGCATTGATGCTGATGTGGCAAACAGCTACAAGTCCATCGGCAACACCGTCGGCACTCCTGGCACCACTCCTTCGACTTCTTTGGTGCTGTTGCAAGCCCAGCAGAAGCTCAACGAGAACGCTGCTGTGATGTCGCCTCGCTACGCCACCGTCAACCCTGCGGCCAACGCTGGTTTGGTTGAAGGCATGAAAGGTCTGTTCAACCCCACCGACACCATCAGCAAGCAGTTCAAGAACGGCATGATGGGCACTGGCGTGTTGGGCTACGACGAGATCAACATGTCTCAGTCGATCAAGCAGTTCACCACCGGCTCACGTACCGCTACTGGCGGCACCTTGTCTGCTGCTGTGACCGCTGAAGGCGCTACGACCAT